CAACTGGTCTTACTGTTGATTGTTTCCAACTTTGCACTAGCGTACAACGGAGTCGCACCGTTCAGTCGGAGTCCTCAAATAAAGGGGAACTGCTACCCACCAAAAGTATTGAAAAAGACAGTTGACGGGTAGCATAACAGACAATTTATTCAACAGTCTTTCCTAAAATTGCAACATCAAGGTATTATGCCACCCCAACTATCTTCTTCAATTTTGTAAAGAACAATCCTGAATACTCAGGAACACTCGCACCGTATAGATGCGATAGTTCCTAGTTATTCAACTATTTGCCAATCGTCACTGAGTAAATCGGATTGCGATGCTATCCATGGAACAATAGACCCGTCAACAGTTTTCATGTCAATATGACTTCTGTAGTTAATTTCAGTTCCTTCTGGGTATATACCTAACAGTGGTGCACGGTTTACTTTAAAAGTAGAACCTGACACTAAAAAAACAAACATGTTTTTACCGTTCCAATTTTGTCGTGCAACTTTTTTACCTTCTTTTATCAACTTTAACGCTTCTTCAAATCCAAACAAAAAATCTTGTGCCATATGTTTTTATTTTATTATTTATAATTCCTGCTTATAAGCAGGAGGTGGAGTGCCCTGAGTACGTCTACTCGCCACTTACAGATTGGTAATTACCCTATCTGATACACTCCCCCATCTACTTACAAACAACATCAGTCAGAGAATGAGGAATCGAACCTCAATCGAAAGCATCCAAGGCTCTCATGTTACCACTACAATATACTCTGTGGAGCTCTCTTTTACGTGTGTGAGCAGTTCACGGAAACCATACTTACACATTACTATAGTTTAATGTAAGCTGTTTCAAGGTGCAGGAAAGTAGGATTCGAACCTACGCTAAATCCTTCACAGGGATTCGTGCTACCATTACACCACTCCTACATACCCACACGCTGCGAATTGCATGGCGTGGGCGGTTCTTAATAACACAGCATTCCAGGTCTAAACTCCTTTAATGGAAAACTATGAGTAAGAGTGTAGACATTTCAGCCTACGTCACCATACTAGAGCTTACTACTCAAATATATGGTCTAGCCTGATGCCCCTTGTTTAGAAAGTGGCATTAGCTAATGCGGATGAGCCTAGACTTGAACTAGGAATAAGTGGTTTGGAATCACTTGTGTTGCCGATTACACCACTCATCCATGGTCCCCTGTTTAAAGTCCAGGAGAGCGACTATATAAGTCTATCAAATATAAATTAATTTGTCAATCTACCCCAACTGTCATAAGTATTCACGTATCCATCATCGTTCCAAATACTGTCTACTTCGTACTGTTGAATCTCTCTGAAATACTGAGCTTCATCTAATCTAACTTGAACCTCTCCATAAGCAAACACTCCAACTACTACGATAATCAACCAAGCTATTAATTTATTTATTGTCATGTATACAGTGTATACTAATGATTTCTATTTGTCAATACAGTTATCCACACTATTTATTATGGTTCAACATTTCCTCACTTAATGACCCACCACCACCTGGTTCATAAGCCTGAGCGTATGTAACGGTTCCAGGTACATTACACATTTCTGCTGTTCCAACCAACAAATCAGGTATATATGTGAATGGTGTGTTGTAGATAGCTTTGTATGGGTTCTTTAATTCAGCTTTCCTCTTTAGTTCCTCATGTAACATACCTTGTACATTGAATAGCGTAGCACATAGAGCTTCAACCTTATCAATCTCCTTACCTGTCTCATCGAATCGTGCAATACCTCTATGGATGCTCCACACATCTAGGAAGTGTCGCCACATTGATTTCATGTAAGCGTCCTGTGGTATTCCCTTCTGCCAATTATCACTCGCCCTCAAGTTTCCATCAGCCTGTTTACGATGTACACTCATGTAATCACTGAAAGCCTGAATGACCGTAGGGCTTAGGAAGCCTTCTGGGTCAATTTTATTTTCGTCTGAATTTCTAGTACTTCCACTCTCAAATGTTCTCATCTTTCCTTCTAAATATGCATCATTCATATATTTATTTAATTAATTCATCAATCTTAACATCGTACTCGAACCCTTCTTTGTAAACAACCAACGCCCCTAGGAAGTATTTAACATCTTTAGGGTAATCTGCTACAGACTCTGCTACCTCAAATGGTTGCTTAGCGTAACGATTACTCTTGTATTTGTTAAACGTTTCCTGGTTCTTATCTCTCACTTCGTCATCTGTTAATTTATCAGAGCGAACGATTATTGAACCTGTGATATTAGAGAGGTCCATTCTCGTTCCATTCTGCGTGAACGCACCGTTCTCTTCAATAGCGATACGATATGCGGCACACTGAGCGAAGTATTCACGACCATAAATTCCTGATGAGGTTTTAAAGTCTCCTAGATACCGTTTACCTTCTATCTCACACACAAAGTCAAATGTTCCTGCGTAGAAGTACTTTCGTGAGAACACTGACAGCTCCGACGCTACGAACTTAACTTTGTTATTCACAGCCCACTCTCTGAATCGAATACAGATATGAGCTGTTTCTTTATCTAACGATGGCTCTTCTTTACTGTCTATTTTACTTTTAATGTACCGTTCAACCCAGTCATGTGCGTCCTTACCTATATCCTTAGCTGAATCAGAGCGTCGCTTGTGAGCGTATGTCTTATCTTTGAGGATAGTTTCAATCTCGCCCTGGCTCTTACCTATAGAGTCCTTGTAAGCCTCTGTAGCAGCCCAGTCTATTAAGTTAGGCTTCGCTATCGCACCCAGAATGGTTGTAACGCCTGTCATCCCAGTTCCATTCAACTGATACCGACTCTTTCCTTTACCTTCTGGGTCAAATACGAACTCATCGAACTTGTCTCCGTTTGGTATTTTGTATATTATTTTTTGGTGCATAATCTTTCAAGTATCATTAAGTAATAACTTTTTATAGAGGAGCTTGCAAAAAACCACAATATAAGTCTGTGCCTCAATAATTGTTTATAAGACAATATATTTGAATATGACTTATATTTTGGTTTGTATCCAATTACGTATCTAACTAGAATCCTATGGAGGATGAGGTTATGCCAAGCCTTTAAGAACAACATATTATTTTCTAGTTTTCCAAGCACCACAATCCTGACACTGATACCTTTGCTTTCTAATCTTTCCCTTGATAATAACTGTGCCTCGTTTCTGTAGATTATCTGACTCACAGTTAGCACAGTTTACACCATCGTCACCAGGGTGGTTTTCAATCCAAGGAAGGAGCTTTAGGTATACGTCCTCTAATAGAACTACGTCTTGTTTGTTATAACGACACATCTTGTTCCATGACTTTACGTCTCCCAGCATACATCCTTTCCATAGCTCAAACCCACCTGTACTTAATTTCTTCCCAACTTTGAGGTACTTCCCTAGTTCATTTAAACTGTTACTGTCGAACTTGAAATATCTCTTAGCAACTAACTTAGTATCTATAATCTTATAAGGCGATGGTGGTGTGAGTCCATTCATAACGAATCTCGCATTAGACTTTTTAACATCAAATGCCTTACCGTTGTGAGCTATTACTATCTCCGCCTTATCAAACAACTTCCATAGTTCGTTAATCAATGCGCTGTCGTCTTCCTTATCTTTATTCCAGTTCTTAAACTGTGGAAGAGACATCACGTGAACCTTACTCTCTCCTAACCACTTCCATGCTACTGATAATATATACCAGTCTCTTTTTACTTCCACTACATTCTGCTCCCATATCCCCCACGTATACGATAACAGTGGCGCAGTCTCCAGGTCGAATAGTAGTGTCTTCTTTTGTTTTGTCATTACGTTTTTGTTTAAAAAATAATAAGAGTTTCCTCTTAATTATTTTTCTGCTAGGTTTTGTCTGATTTTGTCCCAGCTCTAACGAATTTCTTTCAGTTCGTCTAAAATCTTGGTTTACCAGTCTCATAAGAACAAGTCCAATGAGAACCGTATCCATTTGCTAAAGCCCACGAAGTCATTTTAGTTTGGTCATATGAGCTCTCTCTGTCTAAATCCATCCCTGAGAGCTTCTCAAACCATAACCATGTACGATTCCAGTATTGGTATACTCCTCTAGCGTTTCCTCCGTCACCTACGAGACGTGTCCCATAGGAGCTTTCGCAGTTTGCAAGGTTTGTAAGCCAACGTGCTGGTATATCGTACTCTTTAGCGAATTTATTAATTGATTCTGTTAATGTGAGTTCCACTGGTAAAGGCGGGACATCGTGGTCTGCTATTACAGGAACCACACTCATTAACAATATCATTATGATTGTTAAGTACCTTATAAATAAGTTTTAGAGGAGCACGGATATTCTCACTAGAACATTAACTGGTTGTATAGGATGTGTGTCTGTGGCTTAACATATCTCAAACATATGAAAGAATGAGAATTGGACCCACACACACCCTGCACAACCAGCTATTACCTACCGACAGATAGGTATGCTAGGTTGCTGTGACAGGAGAAAGAACTAACTTACTATATTTTACCCTATCCAGGTAGATTTGTCAAGGTTTCTTCGGCTAAATCTTCGACTTCTTCCATGTACTTTTCGATTCCTTTTGGAAACGTTACAAGGTCTTTTGGCTTCAACTTAGTACGCATAGCGATGTTGAGGAAGTTTGTCTTTGAGCCTTGCTGGAACTCTTGGTAGTCTTCGTCAAGAAGGAGTACTTCGTGTTCCAAAGATTTAATCCGTGAACGTAGCTCTGATACCTCTGCCATAAGTTCGCGGACACTGTTGGTCTGAACTTCCATAGCTTTTAGAACCTGTGCCATGTTTGAATGGTAACTCATATGTAGCTCTTGTTGTAAAGATTCTACATACTCAAGCCTATCTTCAAACTGTTCTTTTAACGCCTCCTCTGGATACAACCATTTCATAAACTTATTCATAATTCTATTTCTGTGTTATATTTAATAATTAAAGTTCTTATATCTTGCTCTGGGATGTCGTACACTCGTTTCATGTTTCCTGTTTCTATACACTTCTCCATGACGTAGTATTCGTATGTTCGAGGTCCGTCTGTCTTTAACTCAAATACTCTATCTCGAAAGTCTTTCTGTGTGAGGAGTTCTGCATTTGTTACGAGTCGGTCTATTTCTTCTTTATCATCTGACTCCTTTGCTATTGGAAGCAAGTAGTGTAAATTCTTAACTGGAACACTGGCTATCTTCTCTACAGTGTATCCAAACTTCTCACAGAACACTTCGTATATTTGGATTAGCCTATTTGATTCTCCGTTTGATAGGGAAATCTCAGGCTGACGAACGTACTCTTCCCATGTATCAATCCCACCTGTCGTTAGTTTAAAGTTATCACCTTCCTTTAAGTATTTAAGAACTGCACCCATCTGGACGAAGTTAATCTTCGCGTGGTGCACCATCTTTAATAGTAGTTGGTGAGCCTCTAATGGACTAGAAATCTGGTTGCTGGAAGTCTGTGTAAGCATGGTCTACGGCTTTAGCGAAGTTACCTTTAAATACTTCTTTTTCTAGCTTACTCAATCGCTCTTCAATTCGTGGGTCAAGTGGTTGTTCTACTGTGAAGTTTAGGTATGTTCCTTTCTCAGTTTTCTTCTCAGTTACAACAATATCTACTGCTTGTCCTTCGTACCACTGTTCTGTTCCAAGGGTCTTAAATGTATTCAACCATTTATCTCCGTGCTCCTTTGTTTGAATACCTACTGTTGGAACTGACTTACCTTGGATTTCTTTGTCTGTTCGTGATACTCGTGTTAATGTTACTTTCATATTTTAAAATCTGTCGTTATTTCTTTAATTAATTTACCTGTCGCGTTATTTATCTCATACGTTCCATTTCTCATTGGTCCTTTGTTCTTTTGTACGTCTACTTCCATTTCACTTTCAGATGGACGACTTAGAACGAGGACGACTTGAGAGTCTTGCTCAATAGAGGATGAACCCTTTGCATCATGCAGTGTAGGTTTCCTCTTCAAAGCTGACCCTGATTCCAAACGCTTGATGTGTGATACAACTATCATCAACATCTTGTTATCCTCTCCAAACCGCTTCAAACTTTGCAACGTGTTAGCAATCTCCTCAGCTCTGTTGCCTTGGACATTTCTAACCAGATAGTCTAAGTGGTCTACGATGACGACTTGGATATCAAACAACATCTTAGCTTTCTTTAATGTGTCCAATATCTCAGTCTTCTTAGGGGTAGATAGGTATACAGGTGTACTTGAACACTTGTCTACTATATCGTCCCACTCATCGTTATCTGCGTATGCGAAGTCATCTTGGGACTTATTAAATTTAATCTGTAGGAATCTTTTTCCTACAAACTCAATTCCGCCCTCGAATGGCATAACCAGGGTAGGGATACCATTAGAACTCATCTCGTCTGCTATATTCAACACGTAGGATGTTTTACCTATGTTCGTGTCTGCAAGCACTGTTACGAGCCAGTCTTTCTCCATCTTAACCCCAGGAATGAATTTACTCATCAAGGTGTTAGGTGTCTTTGTTCGTAGTTGTTCGATAATATCTACAATCCCAGTGAATTGATACTTATAGAAAGGCGTAGCTTCCTTAATTATCTCCCTGAACTTCTCGATACTATTCTTTTTAAAGAACTCACTTAAATCCTTGTCTTCGAAGTTTACCTCGAAGCATTTATCTATTCCTATTCTTTCCGCGAACTTCTTTGAACCCTTCTTACCTGCGTCATCATTATCGAAGGCTGTGTAAATCTTTGGAATGGTAGAGAGTAGTTCAATCCAAGTCCCTATTGCATCCGCACCACCTGGGCTCACTACGTTTCTTACTCCAGCTTGATGAGCTGCCATCGCATCGAACTCACCCTCCGTTATAAGAATCCCCCCCATGTTCCTTCCTACATCTATCCCTCCTTCGTTAAAGACCCAAGGCATACCTCCCTTCTCACTTCCGTACCGTGTCTCTCCTTCGATGAACCTGTACTTAATCGCTACCACTACACCTCGTTTATAGTGTGGAATAGAGATAGCGTTCTTCTCCTTGTGGTACCCTAACCCGAAGTGAGTGATAGTGTTTTTAGACAGTCCTCTAGCTTCTAAATAGGACAATCCAACCTCACTTTCCATCAATTCGGTTGCCATTTTTTCAGCTTTTTCAGTAAAATCGGCTTTTTTACTCAAACTCTCGCTGATACTTGTTATTTGCATGCTCTGTGGCTTCGTATAAGGCTCGTAGACGAACGTAAATCATAAAGATGATGTAACCTACGTCTACCCATTTTCGACCTCGTTAAAACGCAATTTTAAGCCTTGTAATGTATCTATAACGTACTCTTTCACCTCGTTCTCGTCCTCAAATGCTATACCTAGGTAATTCTTCGCAAACGCTATGTATGCGTTGATGTTCATAGGCATCCAGTTGAGGGGATAACACTTGTCTTGGAGCTTTCTCTTTTCAAAGTCCGAGTTATTATCTGCACCTTGCCAGTTCATAAATATGAGTACAAGGAGGGCTACTTGCCACTCTGAGAATTGGTCGAGTACTGGCTTCAATACCTTCCCTAACATTGGGTACTTGAGGATTGGTTTGAAACCGTATCTTTGTTCAAAGAGCATTGAGTAGAACGTGCAGGTTCTAACTATAGCTGTTTTTCCGTTTACTGGTAACATACTATGTCATTGTTAATGACCCACTAAGTATATACGAACTATTCTTCTTTGTCAACATATAGTGATTCTAAGCGTTCAATAATAATTCTGTCTGAGATGTAGTTTATTTCATCTGGGAAGACGTTAGCCATCAGCTCTGAGAATGATAAGTCACTCCGTTCCCATACCTCACGTAGTCGTTCGATAAATTCGTGCTTGTTCATATTATTTTAATAGTTCAGGATTTTCGTAAATGTTGCCGATGATTTCACGTTGGTTTTGACGATTGTTCATGTAATCAAACAATTCCATCCATCCACCGTTTGTTAGTTCAATCACAAACATTGCAAAATCAGTATCGAATTTTATCTGTCCGTGTATTTCGTATTCACCTGGTCGTTCTTTATCACCTCCAAATTTACCAAACAAATCCCCCTCATAAATATCTTTTCCATTCTTATCTTTGAGTCCTGTGTATTGCATGTAATTGCAAATTGGTGTCTCTGGTAGGTATGACATAGTTTTACTATCCCAATTAGAAACCATTGAGCACGGTTGGTACATTATTCTGTTTTCTTTATCCCACGCTCTAAATTTTAATATCATAATTTATATTTACTTTTTGTTCTTTGATGTAATCCTGTCTTAACTAAGAAGTCGTAATTTACTTTACTATATTTGTTAAAGTTTGTCTTCTCCATATCTTCCATAAACCTTTCGTACTTCTTTATCATCTTAAACTCTTCTGGTTGGTGTATTTTCATCCACAACTGCACGAACGCTTCGTATGAAGGTATTGGACCATTGTAACATCTACCTTTAATCTTCTTGTTCTTGCTTCCTATCGTACGCATGCATGTATTGTAAGTATTGGTGCCATAGTTCTATCATCCTATCGTCTGACAAGTAAAATGGGTCAGCCATACGAGATTCACCGTCTGTGTCTATCCCATGCTGTGTATTAAGCCATTCTAGGAAGTCAAACAGTATCTGCCCTAATCTAATTCCTTTTGGAAATGTAATTTGAAATGTTTTCATATTAGAATTCTTTACCATCGCCTACGTCTATAACATTAATTCCTTTCTCTCGGATTGTCCGAATGACAGATGGACGGTCATCGAACCACGCTACTATATTTAACTTAGAGAGGTAGTTGTCTATAATCTCCGCTTTCACCTCTGTATCTGGTCGTGTGTCGTTGCTATTTCGCATGATGAGTAGTTCGTAAGGTACTCTGTCTTTAGGGTCTACATTCCATACTCCATGACCAGGACGTTCTACGAGACAGATTCCATTTGACACTAACCATTCTGTCGTGATTCTTCGGTAGTTCTCAGGTCTAGCTGATACTAAGATAATCTTAGCATCATTTTCAAGTGCGACCTTCTTTACTTGAGCCAAGACTTCACTTCTTAAAGTGTCAGTTGGGATAGCTTCGAAAAACTCTTTCCACTTCTTTTCTCCTTGTACTAAGTGTCTACGCTTTTCAATGTCAGCTAACGTGCCATCAAGGTCGCATACTACTACGTCCTCACCTTCCATGTAGTTTAGATATTGCAGTGCCATCTTCTTAATTACGTGGTACCCTACTTTCTCACCGCGTCCCCAGTCTCGTCCTATACAAGTCTCAACATCTACACTTGTGAGGTCTTTGATGTCTAGGTTTGCTCCCACATCTTGAGCTAGTGACTTCCAACTTTCTACTATTGATGGGTTAAGGTTTGTGTCGTCTATGATTACATTCAAACCTTGCTCTAAGAATGTGCGTGCCATGTCTCGCTGTATCATTCTGGTGAGTCCTTCGTTCTTTCCTGAAAACCTATCGAAGTGTAACATCTCACGTAGGAGGTCTTTATTTAATCTCACGGTGCCACCTGACTCTTTCATTATCTTTTCGGCTAGAGTACTCTTACCGCATCCTGGTAGCCCTTTCATTAATATTAGTTTCATAGATTTGCAACACTTATGTCTCCTGTTAATAATTCTATAAAGATACTCTTTGACTTCTTATTACATAGGTTCTCAAATGCCTTGAAGTCGAATGGTTTAATTGACTTACCCATGTCTTTAGCTATCTCCCAACCTTCCTCTGTAATGAGGTCGTGATAGCACATACCCATCATACGTGGAATATGCTTCATGTCAAGCCGTCCTTCCATACTTTCTAGTTTGTGGAAGTTCTTTTGAACACGGGCAAGGGTCATGAACTTATTAACATAGTACATTTCTTGGTAGGTATCAGAACTCTTATTATTCCCTCCGAATGTAATACCATTGTCCTCCTTAAATTCCTGTGTAACGAACTTACCGTATTGCTTAACTCCGAACTTGTTTACGTAGGAAAGATTCTTAACTACAACACCTTCTCCCTTTGAACCGAGTACAGACTTACCTGCGTGTTCTTTGATTAGTTCAAGTGTAGGATTCTCCACAATGTCAAATAGCTCAACTGTATGGATACCGTATATTTTAGCCATTTCGTTTACCATTTCAATACTGAGCATCTCGCCTTCTTCATTCACCTCGATATCGTATAAGTAAAACTTTTTATAAGATGTTTCGTTGTATCCAATAGTGTGGCGTACCAACCATTCACCATAGAGTCTCCAGTTAGGATTTGCCTGAAAGAATCCCTTAATTCCTATGTGTCCATTCACATATGTAACGAATCCATTGAAATCATCTCCTGCCGCTGTGAGGTCCCTTGTCCTAGAACCACAGTGTATTCCATCGTCATCCAACCAAATTGAAGCGTTAGCACCGTCTACCTTCTCTTGAATGTAACACTTACCTTCTAGGAGCCCATCACACTCTTCTTTGTGTAATGCGTGTATTTTATTATATTCTTTTTACTTCAATATATACGTCTTTATACTTCTTTTGTATCTGTTCGAGTGTCAATAGTTTTTTATTCATAGTTATATTGTATTTTTAGTTATGTACATGCGTGCGCCTTGTAATGTTCTAAATACTCGCCCTAATGCGTAAAATGTCACACTATTAGTTAGTATCTGTGCGTGTTTGTATGTACTATGATAATGTTTTAAGTATTCTTGATAATTCATAGTTTTAGTCTAAATAGTTAATATCGTTTCGTGTGCCAAACGCCTCGTATATTTCCGCTTTTGCGTCTTTGTACCCATTCTTATATCTGTCACTTGTTGATACTTCGAGATTTTTCTCAAGTCTTTTATTACCCCATGTTAGCGTTCTCCCGTCACTGTCGTATTCTTCCATTGTAAATAGAATACCATCTACCGCAATACAGTCTAAGCTCTTTTTATATGTTGCAAACCTGTTTCGCCAGTGATTGTGATATTGCCCCTGTAAAAACTTTTCAAAACTCTGTACAGTTTTAAAGTTATGGAACGCGTATTTTTTAATTTTGTTCATAAATTAATGATTATAGTATCCATCAAATAGTTTATTAATATCTAGTGTCGTGTGTCTGTGATTGTCATTTGTATACTCAATATCCCCTAGTTCGTTGTATAGTTCCTGATTTTCCATATCCTTGTTTATTGCCTCAATAGTTTTTAATTGCTCATCACTCACTAACGCAACTTTTACTATTGCATTACGCCAGTCTCTAAGTGCTATTTTGTTCATATTAATATACAGTTTCTCTTGTTAATGTTTCGTCATGTGATAATTCATAATCTGCATCTACTTCTTTACTATAAGAAAATGCACTCCAACCTGTGCCCCAGTCGTAAATAGGCATAATATCCAAGTCAAGTAGTTTACTGTGTCCTACTCGCACGCCATACTCCTTAAGGCGTGATAATTCGTACTCGTTCGCGTTGATAATAAAGTATTGATATGCCTCAAGGTCATGTCTTCCTTCGCCCATGCACTCATCGCATGACTTGTCATTTTTTTCTCCTGTGCCCTCGCACGCTTCACATTCAGCATAAAAAAGCTCCATATTATCATCAATAAATGACTCATCAGCCTCAGTGATGTTGTTGCACATAATCATAGAGAAATCTCTAAATAGTGCATTGCGTGTGATGTAAACCGTCTTTGTTTCTTTGGTCATATTTATTTTAGATAGTCTAAGTCTGATATTTTGTTAAATTCGTAATGCTTATATAGTGGCGTTTTTGTACTTGCACTTGACGTGTAGCCATCAAACCATACTCCCGCTTTTCGTGTCTTTTGGTGACTGCACCACGCCTGTGCAAAAGCCAAGTCTACGCCTTCTTTGACTACTTTATTTTTGCGCCCTTCCTGTCTATAGTATCGCATTATAGTAATATTTCCGCCTTTGTTTTCTATTTGCATATTAATTAAGATTTGTTAGTTTATAAGTTCCGTTATCAATCTTTTCTTGCGTTTCTTTTGTGCTCTCGCCTAGAAACTGCGTTCTATATTTGCTGGTAGTTTTTGAGTAGTTCCAAGCGTCTTTGTCTAAAACTGTGTCAATTCTGCCGTCACTCCACCATGTAATAATAGCTATAACACTTGCATACGATTGAAACGTGCGACGTGTTGTAAAATTACCATTTGCCCCGTTGCCATGTTCTACTATAACAAATTGATTTGCTACCGCTTTGCCTGTACGTGGTGAAGTCATTTGTTGTATTTTCATAGATATATTATTCATTATCAGCGTCAACAACAGAGTCAACATCAAAACCGCCATCTTTAATAAACAAGTCTTTTTCGTCAAACTCACCACTCAAAAATAACTCTCTTGCGTAATCTTGGCTTTTTGCCTCAATAACGATATATCCGTAATCGTTTCTATTCCATCTAACAATATATTTTTTATTCATAATTTAATTATTTATTTAATACTATATTTTTTAATATATAGCGTCTTACTCCTTAGTGAAAGGCTTGAGACCTTGTAATATCTCAAGACTAAGGAGTAAAGGCTTTATACCAAGCTGTACGCTTGTACTATTACTTGCCATGCTTTTGCTCCGTAATAGTTGCGTTTACCATCGAAACCAACAAACATTTTTATATCTTTATTATATTTTATTGTCATGTCTTTTGTGGTTATGTAATCAGCATACGCCTACACCATGAGAGAGTCAAGCGTTTTTCCACTTCTTATAACGCAACAAAAAAACCATTCTGTCGAATGGCTTTGTTTGTAACGTTTCTAGTCTTTTTTACTTGACTTTTTTGGCTTTTGTTTTTCGTTGAATAGTCCAAGTAGTACGAAATTATTGCCTAATATCGTGCGCAATCCCTCAGTATCTAGTATTTCCCTTATACCCTGTACGCCGTCATCAAAGTTCAATTTTTTATCTTTCGAATACTGCCAAAGTAGCGCACCATTGTAAACTGCACGATACCACACATCTTTCAAATCGTCAATTGTATAGTTGACTTTTTTAGTTTTTGTGTTCTTGACAACTTTTTTATTTGTGTTATTATCTTTTTTCATTTTGAGATTTACTATATACGCACTGTCAAAATAGGACTATTTTCCAGATTTCTTACCACCCTTCTTGATTACAGGGAGTTCCTGTGCTGGCTGTGGCATAGGAGTAGCTACTGGAGCAGGGGTAGTCTCTGCTAAGAGGTCTTTGAATGACAACGTAGGGATGACATCAATGCCATTCTCCGCTGATGACTTCTGGATTTCTTTTAGAAACTTAGCGTATCGTTCTTGGAATGTTTTAGGTTTCATAAACTTTGCTTTAATTTTTTCAAACATATTCTGGGTAATTATAATTTGGGTAATCTTTCTTTAACTTTTTAAACTTGTTGTATATTTCTTCTATCTTCCTTACGTGGAACCATTCATCGTCTTTAGCGTGGATTTGAGTTTCCTTGAGGAGTTCTTTGAGGTAGTTCTTACCGTAACGCTTTATGAGTTCTTTACCGAACGCATAGCCTACATCTTGTCCACCCCAGGCATTTGATTCTGCATTTTGTAAGTGGACGTTTCTATCTGAGAATCCTGAGTATACACCGTGTCCTCCCATTGAGTAGTAGTGTCCACCTTGTCCATCTCTCCAGTCACGGATTCTCTCTCCAGTTGCTACGCATGTACCGTACTTGATGAAGTCACGGACTCTTGTGTAATCACTTAGGATACTCCAAGACTTAGCCTTAACTCCTGAATACCTACTCTTAGGCTTTATCTTACCGTAGTAAGGAAGGTTATTCTTAATATACTCTTTAATTTGTTTTGTCATTATCCATTAGGTGCCGAATGTATTGGGATAAAGAAAACCCTTTACGTTTAGCTTGCTTCCTCTTACTGTCTTTATACTTCTGAGTTGAGCGTACCATAATGAAAGTATCTTTAATCTCTTTCATTACAAATAGTTTATCATACACTTATAGAATTGTCAATACTGTGGATAAAGGGGGTTGACTTTTACAGAAGTGCGTATATACTGGTCTTATAGCAATAAATTTTATGTACAAAATAATCAAACGAGAAGTTTTTAAAAACGGTGAGCTTACAGAGACAGTGTACGAGGTAAGGAGAGATGGATATTATGAAACTGTGATTGAAATAAAGGACTGGGAACAATTTAAAAAAGCAGTAGCAGAAGCTAAATAATATGAAAATACTATTGTCTAGCGTATGTCCCTGTATGGTTGCGAGTGTGATGGTTTATAAACTATTAAAATAAAAAACATGAAAACAATAAATATCAACAATGAAGTATACGTATTAGAAAGTGACGTTAAGAAAGAATTAGCAAAAAAGAATGTAAAGCTAACTAAAAAACAAATTGTAATTCTTAATAGAGGTTGGGTAGTTATGGGAAATTATAGTGAAAAAGGTGACGAGTGTACTCTCACCGATGCTTCTGTAATTCGAGTATGGGGAACGACTAAAGGACTAGGGGAATTGGCAGAAAATGGTGTACAACCAAACACTAAACTTGACCCATGCCCTGATGTACACTTCCACAAAATGGTTGTAGTCGCACGAATGAATGTTAATGAAGATAAGTGGAAATAGTATGAATACATTTCAGGTCGAAGAAACACAGACATTAGGGTTGCAACACGGCGACGGCGACGGCTACGGCGACGGCTACGGCTACGGCTACGGCGACAGCTACGGCGACGGCTACGGCTACGGCGACAGCAACTGCTACGGCAATGGCTACGGCTACGGCGACGGCAACGGCGACGGCTACGGCAACGGCGACGGCAACGGCGACGGCTACGGGAAAGGATATTAAACTAACGAGATAAATATGAAAGAAACAACATATAAAGAAAACGACAGAATACAAGAAGTTATTAAAAAAGTATGCGAAATAGCATCTCCTTTTGGAGTAACAGACAAAACTGTAATTCTTAAAAACCAATTAGAAGCAGTTGCAGAAATTGCTTATATACAAGGACAGCTAAGTGGGGTATCACATTCAGATAATTACACAAAGACTGTAGAGCAGTTATACAACAAAGAACTTTTATTAGATGGAGCAGAAGCGATGAAAGAAGCATACAATAATCTCCAAATATTTTTAGGCAGTAACCAGAGAATCAAATAAATATATGCAAGACTCACAAATAAGCAAAGAAGAAATTAAGGAAATTGTAGATGAATATGACAATATACTTTTCACTAACGCTTTTAAAACAGAACAATCAAAATGGGCATCCGATTACTGTATTGATAAGTTGAATAGTAAATATTTAGAAATTGCAGACCTGAAAAACTTAGTACAAGCGCTCGAATATAAAGTAGAGGCTTGTGAAATAGAATTACAAGCAGAGATAACTAGTAGGGGTATAGACAACACACATAATTAACCCCCACACAACATAGTATGGAAGAAGTAAAAAAGAAAATGAAAGAGGATTTTGAGTATATGATATCTAAAATCAATTTTAGTGCTTCAGCTTTTGACGCAAGAAGTATTCAGATTATGAATACTTTTGTGAAAGATATTGACTCCATCATCGACCTCGCAGTCTCAAAGGAACGAGAAAAGAAAATAGACGAAAACACAAGTGATGGATACCATACATTCAAAGAATTGTATGAGTTTAGGAAGATTTACAATGCTTGTTTATTCAACGAATGGTCAGAGCAACGTAAGTTTTATGTGCATAAAAGCGAAAGACATAGTGATGGTGAGTTATGTTTTGGTGGTGGTTGGTTTATCGTAGTCGCGACACTTCCTACTGGGGATATAAGCAATCACTACGAAATGAAAGACTGGGATTTATTTCAATGTAGGGCAGAAGAAAAAGCAAAAGAATGGGACGGTCACACGGCAAAAGACGTTGTAGAAAGACTTAGTAACCTCATAAACACCAAGTAGTATGGGATTCAATTACACAGGTTCACAAATTCACCCAGTTACAGTAGAAATAATGAGACTCAGAGAAGAATTACAAGACACTCCATGGTGGCACATTATAAAACGTAGTGCTATGAAAGACACCCTTTATCATTTAGAGACAGTCGCCTTTGGTATTGTAATAGAACAAGCACTAGACGATTTGGAAAAGGCAGGTGTAATTAAGATTATTAACGAACAACCATGCAAATAGAAAAACTTTTAGAGGAACAGGAGAAAGAGTTTGAAGAGATTAGCGAAAGACAAATATTTCTCTTGAATGGTAAAAAAGGAACACTCAAAAACACGATTATTTACGATTCATTACTCAACTGGCACAAACAGAGCCTCAAACAGTTCATTGATGGGTTGGTGGAGAGAGAGATTTCAAAGACATACATCGGATTACAAGATGCAGAGACAAGTGCATGGAATGAAGCAAAAGAAGATTCTATTAAGCACCTTAAAGAAATAAGAAAACAATTAGAGTGAGTATGAAATGGCTATATTGTAATCCGATGTATGTCTTTGAAATCTCTCTCTCCACCACACCATCAATGAACTGTTTGAGGCTCTGGTTGTGCCAGTT